ATTCCTCTGCCATTTGTTCAAACGACTTATGTTTTCGAGTGTTTTCTTTATTTGGATGTTCTATATATTGAATATCTGGATAAACAGATTTAAAGTAATTAAATAATTTCTGTTCTTCGTTCTCAATCCTATATTGTACATTTGGCAGGCAACGCAGAATCATTTCATGGAACTGACATATACTATCAATTGCGTTTTCTACTCGGTTATCACTATTCAATCCAATAAATTGTTTACGAAAGTATGTTGAGTCATAATCAAAATTTGAATAGTTAAAGTTTTCGTAATACTTTGTACCGCACCAACTAGTTCCATCTTTATCACAAGGCGGTGTTTCAGTATATACAATTGACGCAAGAGCGGTTTTTGGATCTCGTGTATTATATACTAAATGATTATACGTTGGTCTTCTAACAAATCCTTGCTGCCACATATATGGCCCTTTCGGTTTAACCAATAACCAAGATACAATACCATGCTTACGCATTACTTCGTGGCCAACATCTAAACCCCAATCTGATAATACTTTACTTGTATAACCAGTTCCTGTCCTTGGGTGTCCTAAACCTAATATTTCTACGTGATTCACTCTATACCTTCATAATATTGTTTTGTTGTTCCCGGCAGACCTAAATCGGTTGCTGTTGAACCCCAATGTTGTTCTGCATATATTTTACCTGGTCCATCATACCTTGGATACCCAGGGCGAAACCATTGAGGTATAAATGTATAAGAAGGAAATATATGTAATAGGTGGCGAGTGTCATCAAGTAATCTTGCTAGGAAGAAGTTTCCGGTTGATTCGTGTGGCTTTGGATCTAAATCACCAGGTCTTAATGTATGGAGCTTTCTTAATATAATATCAAGAAAACGATTGCCTGGATTTGCTGCCATGATTGGAGATATAGATCTTGGTATTACATCTTCCTTTTCAAATACAGTATATGCTAAGTTTGGATCTTCAACGAATAGTTCACTAACATCATGATAACATTCTGAATCTGCTTCAGGCCAAAAGCCACCTCTTTCATAAATTAACTCATAACGAATTAGATCAGCAACGCCTGCCCAACACTTTTGTCTATAATACTCTTCAATTAAATGTTGGTTATACCATTTACGTTTGTGTAACATATCATCCGTGAATACTGAATACTCCCAGTCAGGCATTTTATCTGGCCAAGTATTCATCCACTTCAATGGAGCAGGATTAGGTCCTATCCAAATGTGGGTCATTTTATTTTCAATGTTCATCCCGTATGATCTAATTGATATCTTGGCTGTTTTAAAATTTCCATTGCGGCGGTTGCGTTGTCGTTAGAGTCTAAATTTATATATCCAATATTAAGTCGGTCAAATTGTTCTATGATTGCTTCATCAATCTCGATACACTCATCTATATCCTGTGCTCTACCTTGTTGGTCAAAACCGTCAGGTCTTTTTAACATAAAGTTAATATTATGATTATATAAACAATAACACTCAAAAGCCATTTTGTCAATTAGGTCTGAATATAATGGTTCACCGTATCTTTTACGATATATTGGACTTAATAAAACAGGACTATCTGTAATGATATAATCTACCTTATCAGAGAGCCGTAATATTTTTCGATGTTGATGGCCAAGAACCCAGAGTTGATCTTGCAGCATAGGGATGTTACCTTCCCATACGCACTCTTTGGCAAACTCATCAGTGAGTTCAACTTTATAGCCTTGGATTTTCATTTGATAGAACAAACCGGCCGCAGCGGTAGATTTACCTGAACCGGGTCCGCCGTAGAAGTTTATGACTGTTACGTCTTTCATTAAGGATCACCTTATTCATATTGTAAATTTATATTATAACAAACTTAGGACACAATGTCAACTATTTCTGCCAGCCTTTGATATATTGATCTGAGAAGTTAGCAAGACTGAATCCCATACGATCCACAATCTTCAATGCATTCTTTCCATAATGGTCAATGGCAACAAATCCTTCTTGACCTGTTACTTCGAATCCTTTTGCTGTTTTGAGTAGTGTTTTAATACCACCAACTTTATTTAATTTGTCTATGATAACATATTTCATATCAACCATCAAATCATATAGAGTAAATATAGCTTCGAGTTTTTTTGTATTGCCTGGAGCCGCGAAGATTTGTAATGCTAACGTTGCTTTATCCATTTGAGTTTTCTTACCAGCAGGAGTTTTTCGCGCGTCTGCTTCTTTCTTATAATACTGTTGTATGTAACTCTGTAAATCTTTAACGAAAGGTTTGACCGCGCCAATACGTTGACCATCGCGTACCTTTGTATTAATAAAAGTATTTACCTTTTGATTTAAATCTTCGTTTGTTCCAAGTTCATTTAAGACTGTAACATCTATTGTTCTAAACAATGTTCCTGCCTTTGATAATTGCGCAGTTAGGGCTTTGTTCTCTGCGTCGGTAAATGTTGCTGTACCAGATTTATCTTCAAATGTTGCGTCTACGTGCCAGACCGATTTAACCTTGTTAAGTTTTGTTGAGATCGCAACACCAAAACTTGCAGACATTGCTTCAAGAGTTGGTCCTGTGTATGTTGTGTGCCAGACCACACCGATCTTTGATCCTGAAATTGTCTTACCGAGGCTTGATGATTTAGGTACCGCGTAAACAATGGTATTAGGATGGAAAGTAACACACGATTCTCCATCAATATCTTCCGTTTTAAGATCGTCATCCGTATATAAGAAATCACCTTGTACTACTCCACTTATTCCGAGTTTAGCGAATTCTTTTAAAGCAACTTTAAATTTGCTATTGAGTTCACCGCTCAGATCATTATCTATTTCTGCTTCTGTTTTATATAGCTTTGGAGTTTTATTGAATACTCCTTTCTTTGCCACGAAGAACTTACCATCGGCAGGATCAACACCAGCAAAAATCGCAGGAGCTCCGTCCCACTTTGTTGTAATATTAACAGGAGCCTTAGTATTACCTGATAGCATATCGCGAATATTACGAATATAATTAATTACGTTTCTTGTTCCTTTTACACCGCCATCGAGAACAGCGTCCTCAAGATGAGTCATGTGTAGGTTTGCGTCAGCTTCCGCAAGGTATTGGTTATACGATTTCATTTGTCTTTCAACCTCAGGTAACCTTTATGTTTAAAATCTAATTCTACTTTCTTTTTTACAATTCCTGCTATATCGTTAACTAGCTTAACGTCTTTGCGTCGTACATCTTGCGATAACCTATTCTTAAGATCTTTAAGTATTAAATCAATAACGCCGTCATAGGCCATAGAAAGATCAGCTTCAGGCAGGTATTCTTCTGAGTAAGACTGAATCCATTTCTTTGCTTTAGGATTTTCAATAGCAGACTTAGAAAATTTAGTTGCCCACTTATAACCATCTGTAATATTAGATTCGATACTTGCGCCTTCTGAATTATCAATAATAATAAAGTCACGCCCAAACATTTTCTGATATCCGCCAATGTTCTTTTGAACATCTTTCCATAATGCGGTAACTTGTTGAATAGGTAGTGATCTTGCTCTTGTGTCGTTACGAGCAATTGCAGTATCTAAATCCGTATTAACATATATCATCCCTACATCATATCCCAAGCTTCTTAACTCTTTTGCTTGTTTTTCAATCTTATCAGCGTTCTTACCTGTTCCATCAATAACTAATCCTAAACGACCACGCAAATAACCAGTCATCCTCGCGCCTGTTACTTTCTTTGCTTTATCTCGAATCTCTTGTCCTTGAGTTGAAAAGATAGTATCAGCATCCATTGTTAAACCAGCTTTATTCATTGCTGCTTCAAATGCATCATCCGAATTCACAACTTTGAATCCAAGAATAGGTAATGCAGTTTTTCCAACGATATATGATTTACCTGAGCCAGGACCGCCTGCCAAAAAGATTGCTTTGAATATCGCAGGATCGTTTGGACCTTCTTCTATATAATCTTTATAACCTTTTATCATAACGAAATTTCCATTGGAATTCCGATTGCACTTTGTATCTCAACTCCCATAAACTTCATTAGAGAGGCAAACATTTTCTTTCCCATCTTTGCGATCTTTTTAAGTACAGCACTGATCTTAGCAAGAACATTAGCAACTGCGGCTTTAACTTTATTTACAAATGCGTTACCTTTATCTTTAGCCCAATCACCAGCTTGCTTTAACATGTCAAGTGGACCTTCTGATAGGAAGTCTTCAGTTAACATTAAACCGTCGAGTGTTTCCATTTCAGATAATACAATACCTCTTAACGTTTCTTCTTCTTTAATACCTAAACGCATTGCAGAATAGGCAGGAGCACCACCGCCACCTGACTTAAATGAAACGACAGGTTTAACTGTTTGCGAATATTTAACAATAACAGGATCATTAATACTATTGATAGGTTGAACTTCAATAGCACCTGTTAGACTGAACTTACCTAATAGGTTAGCTGCGGCAGGAGAACCTGCACCACCAAACTTATGATTACCGGTTGCTGCCTCAAGTACAATATGTTTACTGAATAAAGCATTTACTGCTGTATCTTGATTAATAAGACCTTCGAGCATTTTAGTTAATTCTTTATTGCCTTTATCCTTTGCTTGGAAATCAATCACTTCATCAGTCTTTACACCAGCCTTTGATTGTTTACGCAAATCACCAGCAGTCTCTCTCGATATTAGAGATGCCATATTGGTTTCCATTGTACTAACAAGTTTAGCTGCCATTGTTCTATCTTCGCCCATTTCTGCCATTGCGGCTTTAACGATTGCGATAGCTTCTGCTTTGGTTGGTGAGGCAAGCTGAGATCCGCCTGCTTTCTTTAATGATATCTTTTCTTTGAAATCAGCAGAGGCAATATCAGTCTTTGGTGTTTTATTCGTAGCACCTGATTCTTTCCATATAGGTCCTAAGCTAATAGCTCCAATACCACGACCGGTTTGTACTAATTGTTTTGCTTTTAATTGACTATTAAAGTTGACTGCGATTTTATTAGCAACATCCATATAGCCACCAAACTTTTCTGCTACTTCAACTGTTGCGGGGTCTGTTGATTTACCGTTGAGTTTATTGTAAGCGTAAACAATAACATCTTCCCATTCCGCGCCTGTTGGTGGAGCACCTGAAGCTTTAACATGAGTAAAGGAACTAGATTTAAAACCAGTTGCCCCTTTTATATGTATCACTTTACCGTTTGGTGCTTTTAGATACTTTTCTGCTGGACCATCACCGTAAGTATAGTCAGCTTTGGTTGCTGCTATAATCTCAAAGTGATCACCAGGTTTATATCCTAACGCATCTAGTTCTTTAAAGCCGTTTCCGTTATAAGCAACCTTGTGTCCTATAACATAGTCAGGCTTTAAGAAACTAGCTTCTGCTATAAATGAATTAAAGCGCTTCATGTTATGTATTACCTATTAAAATTAATCTATAGAATTATTTATACAGAACCTCAAGTTAAAGCAACATCCCTAAAAACCTTTTGACCTGGTTTGCGTTTGTTCAGCCTCATACCAATGTCTGTCTTATCAAAGACTGGCGAACTATCATTCCAGTTCTTTTTTGCTTGTTGCCCACCACCCCCAGATGGAGCCTCAAGATTAACATTATCTTGGGCAGATTCTTCGAGTTCATATATCTTCATCTTTGCGCGTTCAATACCAACCAAGAATCTTCGATAGTAACTGATGTCTCCCCAACGATTCTTCAACTGTTTAATCATAAGTTGATTCATTTCGTCAAGATATTCAGAACTGACCAAACCTAATATACAGTCAGCCGTATGAGTAATACCCATTGACTCAGATGTATTTGTTAGATCAACGTCAGAGTTACCATACGCATCACGATTATACTGAGAAGAGGTAACGATTGCACAATTGTATTCCATTGCCAATCCACGTACTTCTTCTGCAATTGATTTTACTAAAGTATAACTATTTGCTGCAGCTGCACCTTTAACTCGAGCAGATGAACAGATGTTCAAGTAATCGAGAAAGATAATATCAGGAGCAAAGTTCTTTTTGAGTTTCAATTCGTTAAGCAGATGACGGAAGTGACCACTATGAGCAGAACCTGTTGGAAACTCCTTCACAATCAGTTTGCCTGCCGTCTTGCCTTTTAATCGAGCCATTCGTTTTTCAAATACATCACGAGGTATTTCAGCAACTTCATCGAGAGTAATGTCCATAATGTTTGCGTCAATACGACGACCAATTTCTTCTGCAGCCATTTCCATTGTAATGTATAATACATTCTTGCCAAACATCAAATGATTTGCTGCCATGTGACATTTAATTAAAGACTTACCACCACCCGTTGTTGCCAACAAGACAGTCATAGATTTGCGAGGTAGGCCACCCTTGGTAATCTTGTTTAAGATTTGTATATCGAACGGAATACGTTCTTCTTTGCGATGATAATGTTCATAACGATCATCAACATCTTCAAGGAAGTCATGACCAACGGATTGGTCAAAGTTGATACCTAATGAAGCCGAGAGCAATCCTGGGATTGCCCCCTTATCCAACTGTTCACTATCTTGACCGTCAAGAATCAGAATTGATTTGCGTATACTATTATATAGATCTTTGTCTTGGCAGAACTTTTCAGTTTCATCAAGCAAAAACTCTAAGTTGGTATCAGAGTCAATTGACATGGTGTCAACCAACTGATGTACACCTTGATACGTATCTTCGTTCAGATCCTTGCGTTTATCAACGGCAATCTTTAAAGCTTCGAGTGAAGGCGGCGCTTTGTACTTATCAAGGTACTCGGAAGCCGTCTCAAATACTTTACGAAGAACTAAATCATCAAAATATTCATCTTTTAAATACGGAAATACCTTACGGCAAAAATCCTCATTAAGAATCAGATTCGATAGTATCGTCTTCTCTAGCATTTTGATCTCCCATTACTGCTGCGTTTAATTTAAACTTACGTTCAATGTATTCGTTGTACTTAGGACATGCCATTAGACGTTCAAAGAACTCATCATCATTCATAATATCCTTTGACCTACGCTTTGGTTCAAGTACTTCACCGGTAGCCATATTAACTTCGTTATACCAGCCTTGAGTTTTTGAAACAAGATGACCTGATTCCAAAGCTAATTCCATTAACGAAGACCATTTCTGAATACCTTTATCAAATAATACAGTGAAAGGAAGTTTTGATTTTTCTTTAACATATCTTGATTTTTCAATATTAATAGTAAACTTGAAACCTTCAAGATCCTTGCCATCCTTCTCTTGGGCTTTACCAATAATGAATACTTGGTTTGCACTATACATAATACCTGAACCGCCAGACACAACAGCTTTAGGGAACAAACCCATTTCCTGATATACATGGTTAATAGCGATACAAGGAATATCACGAGTAGTTAGCTTAGGTGTAACAATACGGAACAACGACTTGATCTGTTTTGCACGAGACATATCAGCAACTGACTTTTCGCTCATGGCATCTTCGACTTCTTTCTTAGAAGCAAGGTTACCAATTGAATCAATCAGAATCATAACACGATCGCCTTTATTAACTTCTTCAAGACGTTTTGTTAAATCAAACTTTAACTGTTCTACATCTTCCAATGGTATGTGAATAACACGGTCAATGTCAATATCAAAACTTTGTAAATAATCAGGTGTGATACCATATTCTGAATCATATAGTAGTGCAACACCATCCTTATACTTATCAAGGTATGCCTTCATACAGTATAGACCTAAAAGTGTTTTGAAACTTTTAGATACACCAGCTAGGACCGTAAGACCAGGAATCAATCCACCGTTAAGACTACCACTAAAGGCAATATTAACAATAGGAAGATCTGTTTTAATAGGATCCTTTGCTTGAAAAAAGTCAGATTTGGAAAGAATCGAAGATCCTTTGACCGAGCCTGCCTTCAACATTTTTTCGAGTAAACTCATTTTTTTATTCTCCACTTAAAATTGTATATAACTTATCAGCAAACGCATCGAGTTTTTCATATCGGTTTGGCCAATAAATGTAATCCTTTTCAGGATTTGCTTTTAAGTTATTCAATAGCGGTACTACCGCATCATATATTAATTGTGCCTTAGCAGCGCTCGCACTAGCAGAGGCCGCAGTTGTAGTAACCGCTTCCCTTGCTTGTTGAACGATTTCTAATTCATCAGCGTCAACAGCAGTAAAACCAAAATCAAAATCAAGGATGGTGGTTTCTTTTTCTATAGACATATTGCCTCCTTTAAAAGAGGGGGTCCGAAGACCCCCATACTGAGATTAACTACGAGCCAATTCCTTAAAAATACTAAGGTCATCATCATCATCATCAAAAGCGGCCGAGCCTACTGAAGCTTCTGCCGTTGCCATTGAATGCTCAGGCGATTCGTTAGACATACTGGATAAATCCAATTCATCTGCTGTTTCAGTAACCGGTGCCGAAGCAGTTGGTGCATCATTTTGTAAATCAAGTACTCGATACAATTTAGTTCTTAGTTCAGTGTAAGATTTGAAATTACTTTCTGATACTAATTCCTGTAGAGAATGTTGTTCTCCCCAAATTCTTTCCAACTCTGCATCATCTTCTGACAATGGAGTAGCAGGATCGAACTCAGATTTATCGTAGTTCGGATAACCTTCGAATTGACGGATCTTCAATCTGAAGTTTGCACCTTCCCATAAATCAAACGGATTGGTTGGATCTTCATCTTCGAACGTAGGGTTCATAAGATCATTCAATTTATCAAAGATTTTTTTACCAAACTGATACATGAATACTTTACCTTCATTTTCAGGTTGACCTGGGTCTTTAACGATATAGACGTTAGCAGTATACTTCAGCCTGCGCTTCTGTTTACGTGCTTGTTCTTTATCAGCTTCAACACCAGAGTTCCACAGCTTAGAGTTAAACTCTGATACTGGGTCATCCTGATTTAAGGTGGTTAACGAGTTCTCGATATACCAAAGGCCTGTTGGTCCTTGGAAACCGTGATCCCAAATTCGTACGAAAGGCATTTCTTCACCTTTAGAGGCTGGTAGGAATCTAATGACTGCGAAGCCATTTCCTGCCTTATCTCTTGTTGGTTTCCAAAATTTTCCTGCGTTTGGATCTGAGTAGGATTTTGAAGATATCTTTTCTAGTTGTGAATTCAACTTGTCGAGAGTCTTCGAGCGGTTCTTCTTAAGTGAAGAAAAGTCTGTAAGTGCCATAATTAGTTCTCCTGATATAGCGTTATATACGTAGTATTTAAAGTGAAAAACGGTCTTTGATTAATTTCGTGAACCGTTCTTCGTTATAATCCAAAAAGGGTTTATACTTTTTAGATTTGTTTATTATATCAAAAGATACGTGTTTGTCAACTACTTTTTCTTGCCAGTATGAAAATATATTCGCACTGTGAGCAAGAATAGTAAATGTTTCCAAACTAATCTTCTTTTGTAATAACAATGTCATTACCAAAGGATGTTGTCCATCTCTTGATATAAAGTTTCGCTTGTATTCATCATCAAGATGAGCAAGCTCGGATTTGAAGATATAACCTAACGATTCTACCCTCTTCCTCCAATTCGTGTATCTGGCTTCTCCTTCACTGTCGAGTAGATCTCGAACCCAGATATTTTTATTTATTAAAAGATTACTCATAATTAAATTAATGTAATCATCTTTCTTTGCCAATTTAGCAAAAGAATAAGCATCGTTTCGAGACATAAATGTATCAAAGTTTGCTCGTACCTTTCCATTATACTTAAAGTAATCGTAACTGTCCGTCGTAAAATGTTTCTTTAGTGCCAGAAATTTAACGTATGCGTTAAACGAATCATCACTTACTAAAGTCTGTGATATCTTGTTCATCTTCTTTCTTCACCATCCTTAAACCAACTGCCTCAGTCCGTATCTTTTCTTTCAATACCGAACTCTTTTTTACTATCTGGGCAATAGTCTCAATTTCAATACCATGCTTCTCAGAGTAATCCACGAGTGCATCAATATATGGGACACCATTCGCGATGTGTCTACTTATTTCGTGATGTATTTTCTCTGGCGTTAAAGCAACGACGGACATATCGGGTTTTCCTTAGATTGTTTTTTAGTCATATATACCTTATATTATATACTAGTTGCCAGGATATGTCAATAGTTAATTTTTAACATGTTTTATTTAATTTGTTAGACTATTATACAACAGTTTACTATAAATGTCAATAGTTTATTTTACTGGAGTGAAAATAAATCTGTTCAGCCGCTAGTATGACCGAACAGATCTATTATAACAAGTTTTTAATCAAATGTCAATCTATTTATGAAGCTATTAGCTTTTATGAGATCGCAATGATAAGGAATGGTAGGGCTATTGGTGTGATACCAAGGAATATTGTGGATATGATGTTGCAGATCATGCAGACTTTTTCGTCTTCTTTTAATTTAGCAACCAATTGCAAAGTGTTCATTTTTCTCCTTTAGAGATATATTTTTTAGTAGGGTTAGTAGGGTTGTGTTACATGTAACATGATTATATATACGAGAAGGAAGAAAAACATGCCATATTTTTTTATTATTTTGATTATATAACCAAATGTAATGGCGTGCTATATTTCCTCGAATAGGACATTCTCTACATACTGATTCTTACGTTCTTCTGATATTCCCATTGCCAAAATAGAACTGTGAAGCATTCTATTAAGTTTTTGTTTTTCACAATACTTGTTCTGTGCTTCGAGAGTATTAATCCATCTCTTAGTGTATTGAGGATTGTCCATCTCCATTGTATAGAATCTTGATAGTTCCAAGGCCATGTTAACAAGTTGTTCCGTTTCTTCACCAGAACGAATTGCACCAGCACCTACAATGTTTTCCGAAAAGATCTCTAACGCCCAGTCAGGCATTATCCTTTCTTTCTTCCATTCAAGGTTTTCTGTCGCGGTACGAAACTTTATCATATATGGGTGTTTATCATTTTGTAGAATATCAATAGGTGAATAGTCACAAAAGCAACCGCTTACCTTGTTAGGATTCGCAACAATATCCAATCCAAAGATAGGCAGATTAACATGTTCTCTTGGAAAGAAGTTAATATGCATTAACCACAATTTATTATTTCCAACAGGCTCAATTGTTTTAAGGTGAGCTTTACGAATTGTATCGCTTTTCCAAAAGTAATCTTTCCAACCTTCAAGGTCAGCAGTATGGTTTGGATTTTCAACTCGCTCCATTGAATTATCGAATTCTTCTATTAATGTATAAGCAAGTTTTCTTAATTGGTCGAACAGTTCTGAATCAACTATCATCTTCGTCCCAGCTTCCCATTTTGCGAGCCAAAGCGTAATTCTCTGATTCGTATTTATCTGGATTATCATGGAATCTTTCAATCAATTCATGAAACAATCTCTCTGCATATTCAAAGCAGTTCTTTGCTTCTGTTTCCATACCGTCATGTAACAGTGTTCTTGTTAACGCGATTAGATCTCTACGATCCTCGAACTCATACATTGAACCAGAACCAGGAACATTGCGTTTAATAATTTGACCGCCATGTGCGTCACCAAAGTGTCTTACGTATAAATGAGCAATCAGACCATCGTTATCGTTATCTTCGGCTAAAGTATGAATATGTTTAATGTATTCTCTAGTTGACGGAAGATCTTCTTCGATTTCCTCTAAATCATACAGTGATTCGAGTTCTTGAAGATCTTCTTCGATTGCGGTTGATCTAAAGATAGGCTCACCATGAGCATCGCCAAAATGACGAACATATAAATGAGCAAGCAAGCCATCGTTATCGTTATCTTCAGCTAAAGTATGAACATGTTTAACGTATTCTCTGGTTGACGGAAGATCTTCTTCGATTTCCTCTAAATCATACAGTGATTCGAGTTCTTGAAGATCTTCTTCGATTGCGGTTGATCTAAAGATAGGCTCGAGTTCCATAGGTACAGAAACAGTACCTTCTAACGCCCTGTAGTTCTGCAGTTGGTTGTGGAGGTATTCTTGATATAGTTTAGGACTAATCTCACCGCTTAATAACAAATCTGCAAATTCTGTTCTTTCTGCGTTATCATGATGAGCGCGGGTTAGTTCTTTTAAGTTGTTTGACATTCTTTCACCTTTGTTTTTAATAATAAATCTATTAATAGTATATGAAACTATTTATAATAAATGATACAATACTGATTACCGTATACGATATTATTTATAAATATATACTGAACCTGTTTATAAACAAAAAACTGATGAGGAAAAATAATGTTAAATTTTAAAATGGCAATTATGGCTGAAACAGCCTACTTAGACAAAAAAGACGCTAAGGCTAAAATTACACAATATGGTATTACAGGACATAAATTCTTTGAGCATGATGGTGCTCAATGCCACGCATTTTGGAATAAAGAAGAATACGTTTTAGCATTTCGTGGCACGCAGCCCGAAGAGATCTCAGATATTCTTGCCGATTTAAATGCCATTCCTCGTGGAGCAATGACGCACGGTTTAGTTCATTCAGGCTTTCGCGGTGAGTTAGATAAACTGTGGGACGAAATCGTTAAACACCAAAAAGGGCATCAAGATAAAAAGTTTTATATTACTGGACATTCGTTAGGCGCTGCTATGGCTACTATTGCCACTTCTCGCTTTGAAGAAACTATGAAAGTTGAGCAGCTAACTACATTTGGTTCGCCAAGAGTTGGAACAAGAAAATTTGTTAAAGCTATCGAAACACCGCATTTCAGATTCGTTAATAACAACGACATAGTTACAAAAGTTCCTTTATGGATTATGGGATACAAACATCACGGTCTTCTGCAGTATATTAACTTTTATGGCAATATACGTAAGCTAACAACTTGGCAAGCGATAAAAGATAGATGGCGCGGATATAAATCAGGCATTCTTGATGGTGCCAAAGACCACGGAATGGCTAACTACGTTAAAGCGCTCGGCGACCAAAACGAAACTTAAGATAAATAACATTAATATATAGGAGAATAAAATGTCAACTACATACAAAGCATACGCCGATAGAATGGGCGCTACAGCAGCAACAGATTACATAGGCAGGCCAGGAGATATTTTCTGGGATCAGGCGAATGGAGCATTACGAGTATCTGATGGGGCAACCGCAGGTGGTACTCTAATCGGTGGCGGTGGTGCAACCGCTTGGGCAACTATTACTGATATTAATAATGCTAGCGGTCCAGACAATATAGCAGTAGGTAATAGTGCAGGCTTTACTAATCAAGGTGCATATGGCATTGCACTTGGATTTGGTGCAGGCGATACTAACCAAGGCCCAGGTACAATCAGCATCGGCTACACAGCAGGTCAAACAACTCAAGGCAATAGTGCAATAGCAATTGGTTCTGCGGCTGGTAACACCACTCAAGGTATTGACGCAGTAGCAATTGGTGTACAGGCCGGTTTAACTACTCAAGGTCAATCCTCGGTAGCAATTGGACAAGACGCCGGCCAAGCAACCCAAGGCATATCAGCAACAGCAATT